ACCACGGGCGTAACCGGGGTGTCGGGGGTATCCTTGCCGCCGCTGCTCGTCGTCTTGTTCAGCACGTGCGGCGCGACATATTCCCAGATAATCTTGCCAATCGCCATGTAGCCATAGAAACTGTAGTGGCAGCCGTCCCCGCTGTCCAGCACTGTTGGCACGCCGTTCTTCTTCGTGCCGTCCCACTGCGACGTTTCCGCGTACAGCAAGCCGCGGTCGCAAAGCTGCGGCAGCAGGTCAATCAGATGCCCCGCGAACGTCTCCTTCAGCACCGCAATTTCTTCCGCCTCGTTCTGCGCGTATCCCTTGCGTTCCCGCGCATAGACAATCAGATAGTCAGCGGGGGAAACGTAATCGACGCACTTTTGCAGCTGCTCCACATAATCGCTAAAGTCGAGATTTGAGTGCTGCGCGTCCGAGCCGTATCCGCCGTTCGCGCCCATCCAGAAAATGTGTAGCCCGTTGCCCTTGTAGTGCTTCGCGCCGTAGGTAGTCAGCTTCGTGTCCGCCGCCACGGTCAGCGCGTCGCCATCCTCCAGCCGCCGGATACGGATGTTCTGTCCATCCGTCGTATCACTGGCATAATCGCGGAAAAGCACACACGGCACATCATTCACATAGCAAGGGTTAATTCCGCAATCGCCGTATTTCAGCAGATGGGCGGTTCTGCCGCTTTCCAGCGACATACCGTTGGTGGTGTTGCCCACAACGACACTTTCCGAAGAGCTTGCCGGAATCGTGCAGGCGGGCAGCAGAATCGCATCCGCGCCCATTCGCGCCATAATGGTAGGCACATTATCAGACAGAATGCCGAGGTTGACGGCATTGCAGCGCTCTGCAAGCACCTGCGGGTAGCTGATAAGATGCCAGCCGTTGACGTTGCCGCCAATGCCTTGGGTCAGGCTGTCGCCCCAGCAGTAGACGGTCAGCCCCTTGCCGCCGTTCTGCTGAATCTGCGCAAGAATATTGTTTCCCTTGTCCTCAATGGATTTCAGGATGGATTCTGCGGAAGACTGAACCTCTTCGGATGCCGTAGGCTCTTCGGCGGTAATCATGCTGGTTTCAAGCTTTGCAATGCCGTCCTCCATGTGATTCAGCTGTTCAGCCTTTAGGATATTTCCATCCTTAAAATTCTGTTTTTCATACGCCATTTGTAGCAACCCCAATCATGTATCTTTTATCACGTCATAGATTACCCGTTGCCAGTAAGAAGAAAATTAACACTCGTATACGCCATATCATTATCCTCCATAAGTACATTCATCATGCCAGCACAGATACATCAAGAACAGCAAAGCCAAGGATTGCTGTTTTATCATCGTACGTGCTCGTACCTTTACTTCCAAAGCGATTGATGACCAAGCCATCTTTCTTTATCATCACAAGTACATCAAGATTCATTATTCCTCCTCGCCATCAGTAAGTGATGGAATCTGTATATCAGTCTTTTCTTCTTCGATCTGCTGCATCACCCAGTCCACGTCGTCGACGCAGGAGAGGGCAACGTCGAAGGCAACACGCTTTGGCAGACCGGCAGCAATAAGAGCCTGCACCGCCTGCGCCTCGCTCAGAAGGTCGAGCGGGAAGTTGCGCTTGAAGCTCATGACGCATTGCAGCGGGTCAATCTTGATTGTTTTCTTCGCCCAGCACTTTGCCAGCAGCGTGAACATGTACGTCCCCGCCGACATCATCTTTGCCTCAAACATGCCACACTTTGTCTCAAGCCCTGTCAGCTTGAACTTCAGGCTGATTCCGCTTGCTGTGCCAAACGCTTCATCTTCCATGTTAGGAGTTTTGGAGAATCGGTAGATGTTATCTTCCAGCCGGTCAAGGTGGTGCTCAATAAAGCCGTCGTTGATGTCCTTTGTCAGAAAGTACACCTTGCCCTTGCCGTCAGGCGAGAAGAACTGTATTGCTCCGCTGACCTGCGACTTTCTCGCTTCTTCCTCGTCCACATCGACATTCTCATACACCATATATGCGTTTGCGAACGCATCAGCTTCGTTCGAGTTGTCGGAGAGCGCACGGTCGTATGCGTCAATCAGCGTCAGAACCTTCTCTGCGTCTCCCTTCATTTCAAGGTTGTTTGGGATTCCTTGGAGCGGGCATCCGTCAAAAAGGTTCACTTCCTGCCGGATGAGCGTCAAACTGCTCACGCTGGTACCCTCGTAGTAGTAGATGCTGTTGCTGTCGTAATACTCTGCCTTGACAATATCATTGTCGTTGATGTCCTTGATGGTGTAGTAGCGCACCCCGAATGTCGGCTGCGTGATGTCGCGCGTCTTGGAGAGGATAATGCACTCATTCGGAGGCACGACCATCACACGCTCGTTGCCGTCCTCGTCTATGTAGAAAAGCCGCCCAGCATAGCCACAAATGGCTGCAAACTTCGTGCATTCCATGTCAATGTCAAACATGTTGGAGCGCGTCACAAAGTCCGTGATTGCCTTGCTTGCCGCGTCGCGGGCTGCTTCCTGTTCACTCTTGCTGTCGCCAGCTTCGCCGGTGTCCTTCATGCTTTCTTCGGTGTCGCTGTAGCTGTAGCCGATAGGGTTTCCAGCAAAGTAGCCTGTCTTGAAGTCCACAATCTCGGAAAAAAAGTCGTTGTTGAGCTTGTGGTTGATTGCATCTTCGCCATCACTAAAGCGCGGCTCGCGGTCAAATATCGGAACGCCTTCTGCCAGCGCTTCATATCGTTCAATCAGGCTCTTGTTATATCCAGCGTTATACCGGTGCTTCCTGATGATGCGCCGCAGCAGCTCGTCCGTAATGCCGCCTGCATCCAGTGCTTCTACCTCGGCTGTGTAATCCGGGTATTTCTGCTTTTTGCACCTGACCGGGCTTTTCTTCAACAAAGTGTCTCTCATTTGCCGCCCTTCTTCCTGTTCAGCACCTTTGGTAGTGCCTTGTCAAGCATCACCTTGCCGTCAAACAGGCTGACAGTCAGCCCACAGCGCGGACACACGCGCAGGCTGCCTGCTGTTTTCCATATATGTTTGCACATTATCTCAACCTCCTGACCGCCTTAACGATACCCTTCGCCATTTCTTCTTCCAGCGAGTAACGGGTAGCGTCAATTGTGTGGTTATCTCTATCGGGATAGGATGGTAAAAAGTCGCCGTTCTTGTCGGTTTCGTATTCGTATGCCGAGAACTCCTTGGCGATATTGGGTGTGCGCTTCGGGTCGATGACGATTTCGGCGAGGCTTTGTAGCCAGCGCATACCATGCTCAACACTGCCTGCCCCTTTCTTCACGCCAATCGCAAGCACACCGCTTGAACACAGCTCCGAAATCATTCGTGGGTCTGCGCTGTCGCAACGAATAACATCACGACCTGCACGCTTACCAACCTCACCAGAAAGTCTGCTCATTGAGTTGCCAGAGCCATAGAACTCATCGACCGCGAGAATCTTCCGTAGCCTTGAATCATACGTCCAGCGCACATAGGCATCCGGATCGACCGCAAAGCCGAAGTCGAGACCGTTATAACGCCGTCCGTATCTATCAAGCTCATCGTCCGGAATTGCACGGATCACGAGATTGGTAAAGACCTGACCGCCAGTGCCGGTCACTTCGCCCAGGTACATATGGCGATAGGCGCGTTCATTTGCCTTTCTGAGGGCTTCCGCTTCGGCAATGAACTCTTTGCCCAGCCACTCCGGAGGCGCGCCCAGATAGGTGCTGTGGTGCACCAGACGGGTTGCTTTGGGGATGAGTGCTTCTTTGTTCACCCAGTTGCGAGCAGTCTGCGGCGGATTGTAACTGTAAAAGGTATAAGAGTGGTCGCCGCCTCGGATGATGGATGCTTTGATAGTGCGAATATCATCCATCCCCGCGAACTCCGCAAGCTCCTCGAACCACAGAATGCCGAAGTAACCGAAGGAAATCTTAATCGACTTGGATTTCATCGGGTCATCTGCGCCTCTGAAAATAATGCGCTGTCCGGTTTCCTTGTAGCGGATTTCAAGCGGCGAAACACGATACTGGAACTGTTCGTGCAGCCCAAGCATGTCAATTGCCCAGATAATCTGCTCATAGACCGATTCTCGCAGCGTATTGCCAACGCGCCTATAGATTATCGCGTGCATCAGCGGGTTCTGAATCAGCAGCAGGATTACCTCTATGGAGATGAATGAGGATTTCAGCGAGCCGCGCCCACCATCAAGCCAATATTCGCTGTGCCCTCCGTGCTTGATATCGCGATGAACAGGGATGAACGGCTTTGCAATAAGGCTCGAAAGCCGTACTTCGCTCACTCGTCATCATCTCCGAAATCGTCGATGATTGTCACACCGACGTTTGACTTGACTTCCGTGTCTGTCTTTGTCGTGTACCCGTAGTGAGACATCCAAAGACCGGCGAGGCGTGAGTCAATCGTGCCGTTTTCAAACTTCTCTCGCGCATCAATCTCGCAGTCCTGTTTCATACGCGCGATGACCAACTCAAGTTTTTCGTCCTTATTGTATAAATCGTAAAATGCTGCCTCAGTCATGCCGACGTAAGCGCAGAAGCCTTTGATTGTGTAGGTGATGGGGTGGGGAACTTCTTGTGTAACAAATACACCGTTTCTCGGTGAAAATGCCGTTGTGGCAACGGTCTTGCTGTCACAGTACGCTTTGTATTCTCCCCATGCCTTTTCAAGCGCAGCTGCACTGCCGAATTTTCTTGCTCTTCCCACATCATCACCCTCTTTCTACTGAAAACGCTGCAAGTCAGCCCATCGGAAGTCGTTATCGAACACATCAGGAATAGCCTTGATGTTGCCCTTGTAGAAAATCAGCACGTTCTGGTGTACTTTCACCGTTTTTCGGCGCGAGCCAAAAACCAAGCTCGCCCTCATTGGCGCTGTCCCGTACTGTTCGAGCAGGATGCTCTCGTTATACAGGCAAAGGTCATTCTCTCTGAAAAGGCGCTTCGTTGTGCTTACGAAGTCCCTATACGCGCCTTTACTGTCCCGAATGTCACCAACCACAAACACGGCGAACCGATTTTCTTTCAGCTTCCGGCATGACAGGGAAATAATGTCGCTGTATGCTTTCAGAAAATCGGAATAATTCATGTTGGAGAGGTCGAGCGGATGGTCGCTATATTTCTCCAAGTTGTGGTATGGAGGACACGAAAAAACCAGATCGGCACTTCCGTCTGGTATGTATTGGTCTGCATTTCTACTGTCGTCGCAGTGCCATGCCGGAGTCACACCCAGCTTGTCTGCGTTCATCTGGTTCGCATCCACCTGCTCCTGCGAGAGGTCAATGCCTATATAATGCCGTTCCAGCATTTCAGCAACAACCCCGCGAACAGAACCGCCTGCAAATGGGTCATACACGATTCCGCCCTTTGGCGAGAACCAGTTGTATATGACCTCGCACAGAACAGGGTCAAAAATGCTCGTTCCGGTAAGGCTCATGCCGTGCTTTTGCGCAAGCTCCAGCATTCCGTTTCCAAGCAGAGCATTGTCGCGCCCAACTTCGCTTTGTAGACCGATTGCTTTCCATTCGCGCTTCCGATCCTGCCAATAGCCTTGTTTGCTATCGAATACAGAAAACGGTGGGTACGAGGTAGCGCTCGTGCAACTTACCCATGTCACCACATCCTTTTCGCATAGTATCTTTACCGCGCAGCTCCCGCCTTCTGCGCACCCCACGCCGCAAAAATGGCGATTGCCAGCAGCGTCACCCTGATTGATTGCATAAAAAATGCCCAACGGGATAACCCCGTCAGGCTGTAAATTTCCACTTACATTATAGCACCATCCCAATATGAAATACTATGAAAAATGGGGAAAAGTGCGAAGAAAATTTTCTGACAGGAAACGGCTTTTATCGCTTGTCAACGAAAAGACACGCCACGCACACCGTAGCCGCCAGCAGAGCCAGCAGACCAAGAATAGTCATCGTTATTACCTCCACCACGACCGCAGGGCATCCAGCCCCGCGAACGTCAGAATAGAAATCAGGCTATTGACAAGCGCCAGCGCGACGAACACATACCACGGGCGTTTCTCTTGTGCCGTCAACAGCCCTGTAACAAACAACCCAACCAGCAAGCCGCCGAAGATGGCGACAGGAAGCGTTATCGTTTCCATCAGGTTTTCTCACCCTCCTGCGTGTCCCGCTCGTACATCTTCCACAACTTGCGGAACGCTTCCTTTGCGCCAGCACAGGCGCGATAATAAACATGTTGCTTCCACTGCTTATAGTCACAGCAGTTTGCCATGAATGGGTTTTGGTACAAGTCGAAATCAATATCCGACAAAAAATCTCCAAGATACGAATCGAGTTCATCCTCCGAAAGTATCTTGCGGTACTCCTTGCACCATTCCGCGAAACCGATTTTCTCCGTCTGCTCCATCATTTTTCCTCTTCAAAAAATCCAATCTGCCCGTCAATCGGCTTTTTCTGCCGTTTCGTTCTGGTAAGCCGCCTGATGAGCGGAAAACAGTCAATCGGAAGCGTTTTTCCGTACAGCCCGCAAGCTGTCCACCGCTTCGACCAGTCAGTCGCCGACGAGCAGCTATCACCGTATGCCATGCACTTATACAACGTGTGGCTTGTTGTTGCGTGGATGCAGAGATTCGGGCAGTCTGCGCACTTGTGCGCATGGTCTTTCCCGTATTCGCGATACATTGCTTGGATTTTTCGGTTAGCCATCAGCTTTCCTCCCACGGCGTATTCTTCATCTCTTCCGGCGTGGGCTTGCGTTCCCAGCACCGCCACGTCACGCCGTATTTCGATTTTTCTGGCAATAACGGGTAAGCTATCGAAATTCCATTATTTGCGTCAATGCTGACAAGGTTGCGTTTATCCAAACTGAAAGATTGCACATTTTTGCCAACCGGAAGAACGGTATTAGCAATCCATGCAACGCTGTTTCTGGTTTCACAGCATACCGCATCGTTTTTAGCTGTTAGGCGGCTTACTACTTCGCGGAAAGATAACACACGATTCTCTTTTTTGTTGGGTTGCATAGCTGCCTTATATGCTTCCGCAACCGTTTTCCGCGCTGGACTTGTACATGAGCAATTGGGATTGATGCACTCATACCAGTGCGCTGCATACGCTTTTCCTTTTTCGCGATAGGCGACAGCAGCACATTCTAATCGCATTGCTGCGCCACAATATCGGCAAGATACATCGTCACACATATTCTCACTCATCGTCCGCATCCTCCTCCGGCGCTTCCGGCAACGGAAACCAGTATTGCGCACAGCCATCGTGCCACATATTGCTGCGCGGGTCGTACCGCTCATACGTAATGGGAAACTTGCCGCGCTCGTATTGGCACATCACCAAGACCGGCGTGCCTTCCTCGGGCAGACGCTCGGATACCGGAATCCACTTATCATTCATCAGCGTTCCTCCCACGGCGTGTTTTCCCGCCCCTTTCTCCATTCGTTCTGCTTTAAGTGTGTAATAACGTTCCCGTGCAGCTTTACAGATTTTTTCTCTATTCGCTAAGTAATATTCGCGCTGCCGTTTTTGCAGCTCTTCCTTGTGCGCTTGATAGTAAGCACGCCAATTTTCTTTGTTTTTCCAGTAATATTCGCGATGCCGTTTTTGCAGCTCTTCTTTGTGCGCTTGATAGTAAGCACGCTGATATTCGCGATATGCTTCCCCGCGTTCAGCCTTCGTCATTGCCCTTGTCCTCCTTATCCATCACCTGCTGGAATACATCCAGCGCCTGTCCGTGCAGATAGCAAGCATTTCGCCATGAGCAGTTCATTTCGCAGGCGATCTGCTCGAATGTCTCAAAGAGGATATAGCGCCGGAAAAGCACCGCGTAATACCTCCGGTCGGTCAGCTTGTCCAGCAGCGACGACACCTCTTTTTTCTTGTCAACCAGACGGTCAACGTCCCAGTCGATTTCTGCTTTCAGATCGACAATTTTTGCCGCGGTGTCCGCCAGACGGT